GGCCAGTTTTCGAGGAGTTGATGAAAAGGATGGACCATGGCATGCAGGTCATGCCTGGACCCCATCGCGTTAAAATGGCCTACAAGTGCGGGCCACTTGATTACGTTCCTTTTCTTGCAAAGTGTTCTGAGAAGGTGCTGGAATGTGACTTTTCCGGCAATGACAAGACTCAGTGCGCCGATGTGCAAATTCTTGAGTTGCTCTTGATGCGACGGCTGGGAGCACCGGAGTGGTTCTGCAGGCTTCACGCCAAAACGAACCAATTCTCGGTGGTCAACTTCCAGCATGGCGCTCGAGCCAAACTCGAGAATCAATTGCCCACCGGTGCCACTGACACCACCTTCCGGAACACTTTTTGGAACGGGTGCATTCTTTTCGGGGCCCTTACGGCCCTAAAAGCCCGTTCCAGCCGCTCGTTATTGTTGGGTGATGATATGGTAGCCACTGTGGACGGCATTTCTTGCCGTTCGCCAGCCAAGGCGTATGAAGGATTGGCCAAAGAGGCCCAGATGGTGGCACGCGTCAAGGTCCATTCTGGACTAGTTGACGCCACCTTTCTGAGCCGCTTATTTGTGCCTACCCAGGACGGGATGTACCTCACGGTCCCCCTGATCGGGAAGGCAATTGGCCGATTCAACATGCGCGCTAACGCGAACGAATCCGTCTCAGACGCGATGTACTTCGCAGGCAAGTCAGTTGGCTACGCATATGAGTTTCGTTTCTGTCCGCCCCTTCGCGACGTTTTCCTCGAGCGCTTTAGCGCAGAGTGGGACAACGTCGTCTCTGAAGGGGGGACCAAAATCAACCCGTCGACCTTGGAGATAGGTTGGCAAGCGAGGAGCGCCGGTGTCACCCTGGCCAATATCAAGGAGAAGATATTCTCCAGCAGGGTGCTCACCTTCTTCGAGTGCCACCGATTCACCTTGTATCGTTACGGGTTGGATTTTTACGACGTGGTGGACCTGTTCACACGCGTCATTCTCACGGACCGCGAGGATGACGACACCACGACGGGAAGGATTCTGGCGGCTGACTTCATGCTCAGTTAAGCCCTTTGTAGATTTCGGGCCGCCATAATCCCGCCGTCGTGGGTAAACGGGCACATCTCGTCGGAGAATAATCGTGTGTT